GCGGCGATAGAGTCCAGTACATCCCCGAAGAAAAACAATTATTAAGAGCGGCTAGGTTAAGAGCCTTTTCCCAGTTCGACGACCGCGAATTATAAAAACAACAACCCACAACACCCCACAACGTCTGTTCCATGATTAACTATTAGGATAGGTTGTTAGTGAGATGGAAGAAAAAAAGGGCAAGAGCATAACCATCAAAAGAATAGCGACCAGCGATGCTGGAACTTTCGGTGTTGTTCTGGACGACAATGTTCCTTTTTGTGTTTCATGCGAACTCCCCTTTAAAGACAATCAAAAAAACATTTCATCCATCCCTAGTGGTTACTTTGAGGCCATGCGAGTGGACTCGCCGAGGTTTGGCAATACATTCGAAGTGAAAGGCGGAAGCCTGGGAGATCGGACGCATATCCTTTTTCACAAGGGCAATTCGATCAAGGACTCAAGGGGCTGCATATTATTGGCTGAAGGTTATGGTCAGAAAGACCATGTAGAACGGAGTCGCGATGCGTTCAATGAATTTATGAAACGTACCGAGGGCTGCGATTATTTCATCTTACGAATCATAGAGGACTACAGATAATGGAAGCTATAGTTGGATTAATGGCAAAGGCACCGGATTACCTGGTAGCGATATCAGGAATAATTGCCAGCCTTACAGTATTAACGGCAATAACGCCCACGCAACTAGACGACAAGTGGCTAGGGAAAGCAACGGTCGGCGTTAACTTCTTATTGAAAATTGCCAACATTGGGGCTGGGAACATCGGGAAAAATAAGAACCAGGACGAACATGCAGTAATAGTAAAGGCGAAGGTTAAATGATTACGACGTTAATCCTTATCTCTATTTTAGGGGCAGGTGCGGCATGGATGTATTACCAGGGCAAAACGTCTGCCCAGGCAGAGGGGCTGGAGTCTGATCTTAAAAAGACCCAAAAAGTAAGCGCAATGGATAAGGACCATGATGAAAATACTGCTGACATTCTTAGTAAGCTCTCTGCTCCTAGCTTGCTCAACAAGCCGCCCAGGGACCGCTAGGTTATATGCGGCCCCGATCACTCCAACCTGTGTGGCTCTGGTGGAGGGTTATGGGATGTATGATTATAGATCGTGCGGAGCGGACGAAATTGGAAAAGCCTGGGTTAAAGAGAAAAGGTTACGACAAAAATATGAAAAACAGGTCGGAATTTTAAATGAAAAATGAGGCGCAGAACGACAGCACCGATACCAGATGGACGCTGCGAGTATCCGGTTCATCTACATCCTAACGAGGATTATGTTCCATACAAAAGAGATGATGAGATTAGGTATTACCCATGCAAAACATACGACAAAAACGGAAAACTAATGAGAACAGAACTGAGGCCCCCCATTGACTGTCAAGGCGGATACGGCAGGATGCGTAGCTTTGATCGGTTGTTTACTGGTTGTAGTGGCCCTGATAGTAACGGAGGTGAGGAGTGAGGAGTTACCTGTCGTACCTCCTTTTGAGGAGATGCTCGATTGGAAACCACAACCAGATCGAACTATGGAAGTTTCGTTTCCAGGCATATCTTTCCGTTATTCGATTCTGGATTGGAAACCGGCACCTCATTGCCAGGCGGTGCTTGAGATGGTTGGGACGAAGGAAATTAGGTGGGTGACGCATTCGGGAATGTTTGCCCATCAGTATTTGACTAGAAATACGCCAATGTTTTTTAAACGCGCAGGAGAGGCCCAATGGCATTGGTTAAACTTGAGAACCTATAAGGAGATAGAGCCATGCCCAAAGGAGGCAAGTTGCCGTACCCAGGAGGAATAGGGAAACCAGGAACACGCCAGAAACCAAGGAAAGGGAAAATTAAGAAACCTGTAAAGAAACCAAAAATGAGATGAGTTGGGCTAAAAGGCAAATTGAACATGATATGGGATGGGGGTTGCCTAAGACCAACGATAAGCCAGTAAATTTAAAAGAATACAAGAAAGTATATAAAAAGTTTTGGTCGGATAAAGAGTCAGTAACGCCAGGAGATATCGAGTTCATGGTCAAGTTGATTGAGGAGAGGGCCACAAAGAAATGATTGATGCGCCGGAAGGAGCAATTGTCCTGGACGGCCTGGATGAAGCGGCGGTCGGTCAAACAACAAAGGATGGGGAAGAGGTCCTGGTTTACAGCGCGGATAAGATTATAGATATCTTGATGAAGCGCGATGGGATGGACCAGGATGAAGCGGTCGAGTTTTACGATTATAACATTGGGTGCTTGTATGCAGGACCTAGAACACCGGTATTAATGTGGGAGAAACATGAAGAAACGGAAGAGATTGTTAACAGATAAGCAGAAACAGTTCGCGGTTGAATACCTGATTGATAGGAATGGCGGTGCAGCTGCTATCCGCGCAGGGTTTAGCGAGAAAGGTTCGAGGGTTACTGCTTCCAGATTGTTAACAAACCCTAACATTAGGGCAATTATTGATAAAAAGACTGCAAAGATCATTGAAAAAACAGAGATGACGGCGGAGAGAGCGATGCTAGAGGTCAAAGCAATAGCTACCAGCAACATAATGGATGGAATGGAATATGACGCTAATACTCGCGAATTTTCTTTTAAAGCTCCTGACGAAGTTCCGGCGGAGTTTTGGAAGGCGGCCCAGGAAGTAACAGTTTATTCACTGCCTAATGGTGGTGGTATGGCAACCAAGGTAAAGATGCATCCTAAGATTGCGGCCCTAAAAATGGAGTACGAAAGACACAAGTTAACATCACCGGAAACGACAACCAATAACATAGCTAACATGCATGTGAATATTTTAGAGGTTAATGCGGCCCGAAGAAGGGCCGGAAGGAAGGAAATTGAAGAGGGTTGATTAATAAAGGGAACACCTAACGGTTAGAGAACGGTTACCAAACCGTTCAATACCATTACCTATACCTATCCTATTGTTTAAATATAAATGAATGTAGAAACTAAAAACAAAACGGCAGCGGATCACCTGGTCGAAGACATTGAATCGTTTTATGACGATCCATTAGGTTTCGTTCAGTACATTTTTGCCTGGGGCGAAGGGGACCTGGAAGGACATACCGGTCCTGATACCTGGCAAGCAGAATTACTAGAGGATGTTGGTAGGCATATTCGTGAGGGAGAAGGAAGGGCCTACCAATCGGCTATAGCTAGTGGCCATGGTATTGGGAAAGGCGCGGTAACCGCCTGGTTAATCCTCCATCAGATGGCTTGTCGCAAGAATCTCAATGGCGTGGTCACTGCTAACACTAAACAGCAATTAGAAACCAAGACCTGGCGCGAGTTGGCGTTATGGCATTCAAGGTCGATGATTAAGTCCTGGTTTGAATGGACCGCGACTAAGTTCTATCACGTTTCATCACCTGAAACCTGGTATGTATCCGCTATTCCCTGGAGTGAAAGAAACTCAGAGGCATTTGCCGGCCAGCATGGGGAGGTCCTGGTTATCTACGATGAAGCAAGTTCTATCCCAGATTGTATTTATGACGTATCGGAAGGGGCAATGACGACTCCTAATGCTATGTGGTTTACCTTCGGCAATCCTACCAGGAACACCGGACGATTCAGAGAGTCATTCGGCAAGTTCAAGCATCGATGGAACACCAAGCAGATCGATTCGCGTGACTGTAAGATGACCGATAAACGTAAGCTGGAGCAATGGATTACTGATTTCAACATAGAGTCGGATTTCTGCAAGGTGCGAATCCGTGGATTATTTCCTTCAGCATCGAGTATGCAGTTCATATCAGGTGACCTGGTTGATGATGCGAGAGAGCGTGAGGCGAAGTGTTACCTGGAAGAACCTTTGATCTTTGGGGTTGATGTTGCCAGGTTCGGTGACGATCAATCCGTTGTTTGTTTTAGGCGTGGACGCGATGCCAGGACCATTGAATGGACCAAGTATCGAAGCCTGGACACAATGCAACTCGCTGCAAGAGTAGCGGAGTTGGTCCGATTGCACCAGGCGGATGCTGTTTTCGTAGACGGTGGCGGAGTTGGGGGCGGTGTTGTTGATCGATTAAGACAACTCCATGTCGATTGCATTGAAGTCAACTTTGGCAGCAAGGCTGAAGATGCCAGGTACAACAACAAAAGAGCAGAGATGTGGGGTGGAATGCGCGAGTGGCTGGATGGAGGTGCGATCCCTACAGACCGAGAGTTAGTGGATGACCTGATCGGAGTTGAATATGGATTTACTCCTACCAACAAGATACAGCTTGAAAAGAAAGAGGATATGAAAAAGCGTGGCCTGGCTTCTCCGGATATGGCAGATGCCCTGGCACTCACTTTCGCTTATCCGGTAGCACCGAAAGGAATGGCTGGCAAGCGAAGTGAGATGGCAAGGAAGCGTAGAGAATATGACCCTTTTGCGGTGAAACGATAATGTGTAGATTGTTCGAACCAGGCCAACCTGGGTTTAACGCGATGTTCCCTGGTATCGCCAAGAAACTAAAGGGTGGATCATCTGATGCTGGGACCCGACAAACATCTCCATCCGGCAATAAAGGTGCAGACCGTAGAGGAAGTCTTATAGGTGGGGGGCGTAAGGAATTAGCTGGCGGAAAGAACGAAGGCAATTTAGGAAAGAAAACATTACTAGGGGCATGATGCCCATTAACCTGGAGCAAGGAGGCTCAAAACGATGTTCGAATTATTATCAGTCCTGATGTGCGGTGGAGGAGGAGGTTACAGCCCTCCGCCTTTTGTACCGCAACCAGTAAGACAAGGCAAAAGGTCCGCATCCTCTGCGGTTAAGCGGCAGCAATCTTCATCTAAAGGTGGTGGAAGCATGGGATATGCAAGTGGCGGATCATTGTTCTCCGGCACCCAGGGCGTTGGCGATCAGGCTTTATCAACCGGTAAAACATTGTTGGGGAGTTGATGATAAAGGTCCGTTTGATGGAGGATAATGACATAAGTTCAGTCGTTGGCATGGGGCAGGATTACCATGCAGAGTCTTTCCATAGCCATACGGACTATAACAGGGACACAGTGGAGGCACTATTAAAATCCGATATCATGCGGAAGGATGGGGTTTCTATTGTAGCCCTGGACGATGGCGGAAACATTGAGGTTCCTATGCGGATATCCCAGGATGATGGTGAGGTTATCGGCATAATTGTTGGATTGGCGCATCCGAGTTGGTATGGGTCTGGGCTAGACAGCGGAAACCTTTGCCACTATGTGCGGAAGGAGCATCGAGGTTCCCATGCGGCAATTCTTATGCTCAGTATGTATGAGCAAGAGATGGCTAAAAAGGGGGTGGTTGACTTGAAGTTAGATATTAATTCCGGAATTACGATGGATCGAGGCTGCAAGTTTATGAAGGGTATGGGTTTTGAGCCGGCTGGTTATAAATTTACAAAAACAATAGGAGTTTAGTTATGTGCGTAATTTCTACAACTACAGCAATGATACTAGGAGGCGCGATGATAGCATCTGCGGTAATACCAGCAATGCTAGCCCCGAAGCCTCCGAAAATGCCGGACAATTCTGCTTTCTTGAATCAACAAACCGTCCAGGCAAAAAAAGCAGCGGACACATCTTCAACCGCTCAGATCAAGGCAGCGAAGAAGGCAAGTGGTCCGTCTACCCCTAACACTCTACTGAGTGGAGGTGTATCGGATGACGAGTTAAACCAAGGGACTAACTTACTAGCTTAATCATTTCCTGGGCATGGATGCCCTGGATTAGAAAGTGCATGGAGGCACGATGGCAGATTTAAACGAAAAGTACATGCGAAGGCTTGGGACCTTGAAGCTGGAGCGAGAATCTTATTACGCACATTGGAAAAAGATCACCGATACCTTACTTCCCAGGTCCGGCAGGTACTTCCTGGAAGATCGCAATAGTGGGGAGCGTCGCAATACCAGCATCTACGATTCTACTGGGACCAGGGCGTTAAACATTCTGGCTGCTGGCATGATGGCAGGAATGTCCTCACCGGCTCGCAAGTGGTTTAACCTGGCATTAGCCGATCGCGACCTGATGGAGTTCCAACCGGTCAAGATTTGGTTGGATGATGCAGCTGAAATACTGCGTGATTTGTTTGCCAGGTCGAATGCCTATCGAGTGCTGCATGGAATTTACGAGGAAATGGGTGCGTTTGGGACGGCATGCGCTTATATCTTTCGAGATCATAACGACCTTATCCGCCTTTATCCGCAAACCGTAGGCGAGTTCTATCTTGCCCATAGCAATCGATACGAAGTGGATACGGTGTATCGGGAATTTCAGATGCAGATATCTCCTTTGGTCCAGGAGTTTGGCTACAAGAATGTGAGCAAGATGGCCCAGGCTCTTTACGACAAAGGCATTATGGATGAATGGGTGACCGTGGTCCATGCGATCCAGCCCAGGAAAGAACGTGACCTCACTAAATCAGATAACACCAATATGCCTTGGGAGTCGATCTTTATCGAATCAGGGCAAGACAACAACCAGACATTACGAGAGTCAGGGTTCTCGCAGTTTCCGGCATTGACTCCTCGATGGATAGTCAGGGGCGGCGATGTTTACGGATCGGATTCCCCTGGTATGACGGCTTTGGGAGATATTCTACAACTGCAAGACGACCAGCTTAAAAAGGCCAAGGGCATAGACTATATGTCTGATCCTCCATTACAGGTCCCGACCGCGTTGCGTGGCAGCGAAGATGTTTTACCAGGGGGGATCAGTTATTACGATCCTGCGGCCCCAACCGGTGGGATCAGAGCCGCTTACGAAGTCAACTTAAACCTACAGCATTTACTTGAAGACATTGTGGATGTAAGGGGTCGGATCAATTCCGCTTTCTTTGTGGATATGTTCCAAATGATTTCCTCGCAGCAACGTATCCAGCCGGAAACAGCAAGAGAGATTCAGGAGAAACATGAAGAAAAACTCCTCATCCTGGGTCCTGTCCTGGAACGAAACCAGAACGAACTACTCGATCCGCTCATAGACAACGCTTTTATGATCGCGATGCAGGAAGGCAGGTTTCCGGAACCGCCCGAAGAGATGCAAGGC